CTCCCCAGCGGCTGTAATAAAGCCGCCAGGAAGGTTCACTACGTTACTTGAAGGAGGAGTAATCTTTACTTCTGCGGGCGCTGCCTTTTCAGTCATCGCCTCATTGATAAGGTTGTTTGCCAATGCGGGATTAGCCGCTGCACTAATTGTATTCGTCATGTTAGTCCTTTTTAGAAGTCTGCTGCGTTGTTTGTTAAGTTTGGTGCCCAGTTAACATCAAAGCCTTCGTGGACAAGTGTCATTTGTTCTACGAACAAAGCATTGTCACCAGCATTGAGGTCAGAGTAAGCAACTGATGTTGGCCAGCAGTTGTATACGTGGAAACGCATTGCTGTGTGGTCAGAGGTTGCTGCAGTAGCATCTTCTGGTCCAGCCTTTGGGATTGGATGTGAAAGAACTTGGATTTCCAAATCGCAACGGAAGTTCTGGTTTACAGCACGTGTTGTGCCGTTAGCAGAGACAGTTGCAAAAAGGTTACGCATCCAGTCATAATTCTGGTGAGTGTTTAGAATCACGCCACGCTGTAGTGTGATTGGTGTGAACGAAGTCTGACCAGGAATTTGGTGAACTGTCGTGTTGTATCCACCTTCACGGTAAGGGATAGAGTCAGTTGTAACCGCCATACCCGATACAGAGGTAAACCCAAACGTTGCTTTATTTAGTTCTGAAAGCGTTGTGTTTGTGCTATCTTGTGGAATAAATGTAACCAAGAAACGAAAGTTTCTGATTGGGTCGGTAACAAGTGTTGACCGATTGTTAATAACTGTTGCCATTGTTTACTTTCTCCTTCGGGTTAGTTCAGCGTCTTTTGGCTGAGGTCGATGACGATGAACTCTGCTGGATACTGGAGAGCCACACCAACTTGGATGTGTACTTCACCATTGGCGATTGCCTGAGCNGTGTTGTTTTCTGCATCGCACTTTACAAAAAATGCTGCTGCAGGTGTTGCACCGCGGAGTCCGCCTTGGTTACGGTATTCGTTAAGGAATACAGTAATGTTATTACGCAANTGNGCCCANAGACGCTCATCATTGTTTTCAAANATTGCAAACTCTGTGAGGTTCTTGAGGTTCTTGCGGATGTAGATAAGTGAGCGACGCATATTGACATACTTGTTNGCTGTGCCATCTTGCATCAATGTACGAGCACCCATGACAGCCAAACCAGCGCCAGGAATCTGACGGATTGGGTTAACTGGTGCTGTGCTTGAGTTCATTGAGTCAAGTTCAGTTGATGTAAATGTTTTTTCTACAGCAACGATACCTTGGATTGTGCTTCCNATACCTGCTGGAGACTTNAANACTCCACGGCTTGCATCTGTTGAAAGATAGAGACCAGCAACAGAACCTGATGGGCCAATCTTACGAAGCGCACCAGCGCCACGACCTAGTGGGTCAGCGATGTAGAGGTGTGGGTAATACACAGCGGCATTGCTTGTATCTGTAAGTGAACTTGAGAATGACAACGCTTCTGTTACTGTCTTGCCCGCTGCAGTTTCAACAACAACGAATCCGTTGTTTGCTGCTGACCATGAAGACGCTGCATCATACACAGCAACTTGGCCTGAACCAAGAGNCTGTACTGCTGGAANNAAGAAGACAAGTGGGCGGTCAAGGGATGTGAACTGTTCGAATACTGAAGAGCCACCCTTGTACGCTGTGTAGTCTGTTGACGCAACAGTAGTACCATTTGAGCCACCCGCTAGTGGGTATGTTGCTGCTACTGGTGTACCACCAGCGCTGGCAGAGATGCGGATGTTTGGTGATACCAAGTTAACAACTGTCTCTGCATAGTCTGAAGATGTTGCATCGTCAAATACCACATTCTCATAACGCTCAAGGAGGATATCGTCAGCAATTTGACCAGAGATACCAGCCTCTTTGTAAAGAGTAAGTGTGTAGGTACTTGCTACAGAACCAGCAGATAGAACAACACGAAGATTGTTTCCATCAGTGCCAGCATTCTTTGAAGTAACTGTTGCTACAGTTGCATCGCCTGATGTGACGATATCGATTGTTGCCGCAGCAGCGTCAGAGTGAAGTACACGCTGTACGTACAGTTCACGTCCGCCGTTTGAGAAGAATGCTCCAACCTGGAAGGTTGCTGGGTAGGCAGCGTTGTAGCCACCAAAAGTCTTAGTAAATTCATACCAAGATGAAACAAGCGTTACTGTTTCTGGGCCTTGTGCAAAAGGCGCAACAACAGCACCAGCAGCATTTGCTGTGACACCCGCTGCTAGGGGTGTGGGTAGAAGGCGCTCACTAATGTAAACACCTGGACGGCTATAAGCCATGATTTCTCCTAACTAGATTGATGGGGGTTCCTTATGGTGCCGATATGTTGAACGAGATTGGTGCAAATGATTCTCGGCCAATTACTTGACTTCCANNATCANTNGGACCTGTGACGTTGAGTTGTAACGCTTTGTACATCTTGTTGTATGTTTCTGGCGCAATTTCTGAAGAAACTCGCACAGTGAAAGCGTTTACAAAAAGGCGCTTTCCTTGTTCAGTAACGTCTCTCTTAGAAACGTCTAACATGTCTAGGCGACGAGTAGTGCCAGTGGCATTGTTCGCACCCGTATCCAATGTGCCAAAGCGCAATGGAAGTCTTGTGTAAAGCAACTGCGCCAAGAGTTCACGGTCATGGCGAGGCTGACGAGCATAGGTAGTAATTTGGTAATCAATATTGACGGGGATAGGAAAGTTGATATCCCAGTTTTGAGTCTCTGGGTCAAACTCTGCAGTGCCATCAATAGTGGCTGGGTTAGATATGTAGACAGGNTTTACACGACCACGCATAGAACGAGCAAAGTCTTCAGCAATATCAATCATATCGATAGTGATNTACGGATATTTTTGGGCGGTTAATTCTTGGTCTGGCTGTCCAAACCATACGCCAACATTGCGTGGTGTTCCTTCTCCTGTTGCCTTTTGGTCGGTTACAACTAACCCCTTGAGAAGGTTACGAATTGCTTCGTCCTCCGATAGTAGGAATGTCATAGCAGCCCTCCTAGATGGTTGTTAAGGCGCTTCATAAAGAATGCTTCAGCCTGCTCTGTGCGGTTGCTAGAGCGGCGCACAGCGGCATTAGGCTGGCTGCTAGGGGTTCCGTACTCAACGTTCATAGCCTCTGAATGGTGGTCATCATGGACGTGGTATGTAAACCCATCGTCACCATGCTTAGCATGCAGAGAGCGAGTGATGTGCTCTGGCCATCCGCTGTTCTGTGCATGTGCACGCACATGGGCAGACATTAGTCGAGCAGTCTCATGGCTTGAATTTTTAATGGCGCTGTGGATTGCGTGCTTCATAACATCACCNAGGTAGGCGAGAGCAGCATAAATAAATCCCCTTAAACAGCGCAAGTAGTTGGGACTACACAGGCATCGCACGATGTNCTGATACTGCAATGATAAAGAAAAAGCCACACTTTCGTGTGGCTATCTCTTACTTCTTTTTAATCTTTTTGGCTAACGCCTTATCCATCTTCTCGTCCATTGCACGAGATGGTTTCTTCTTATCCATGGCCTTATCAGCCGTAGCAAACTTCTTCTTTTGCTCTGGGGTCATACCCTTCATGACCTTGGCATCCTGCTTCTTGTCAGACATTTTTGCCATTACTTTGCCTTCTTACGGAGCGCCTTAAAATCGGCGCCATCAATCTTGTTCTTATCTCCAGCAACGGCAGCAATCTTCTTCTGCTTTGGGGAGAGTGACTTCTTAGCGCCCTTCTTGCAGGCACCCTTACATCCTGGCTTTGAACAGCCGCATCCACATGACTTACACATCTACTTGCTCTCTTTCTTCTTAGTTGGCTTCTTNTTTGCCTTAGCAAACTTCTTATTGGCTGCAGCAAGGGTCTTCATACCGTGCTTATCTTTTGGTTTTCCGCATCCGCAGGTAGCGCACATTACTTGCTCACCTTCTTTTTAGCCGTTGGCTTTGATTTTGGAACTCTACCAGAACGGTCTGGAACACAGTTTGGAACCTTTTTGCCGTTCTTCATCTTCATGCCGACTTGGGTATAGCCATCCCAGCATGGGTCTGTATTCTTTGGCATTATTTCTTCCCTTTATTTCTTGCAGAGATAGCGGCGGCCTTCTTCTTAGCATCAGCCTTTGAAGATGCGCCCCACGCCTGAAGAGATAGTAGCAATCTTGTTGGTTCGCCATTGGGCTTACGCTCTGGTCCTGGTGCTCCACCCATACGAGCAAGGAATGATGCACGTCGAGGATTGTCACCAGACTTAACTGGCGCCTTTAAATTAGAGCCAGGGTTAGCCTTTTCATAGGACTTGCGGCCTGTCTCATTGAGGCCACCTTTTTTAGACTTACCCTTAGATGTTTGCCATGCTTCACTAGCCATTTTTCTTATGCCAATCTTTCGTGGCCTTTACTCCTTGAGCAATAGTCTTAGAGCCAGCCTTCTTTGTCAGGTTAATCTTGTCGTATTTTCCCTTATTGCCAGCGTGGTCAACTATGACCTCGCCCTTCTTGTTCTTCTTGATGGTGTGCTTTTCACCAGCAACCTTAATAGTTTTAGCCATTCTTCTTAGCCTTTACTGGTGCAGGTTTGTTTGCAGAAACATGCTTCTCTTTAAGTTTTTGAATTTCCATTTCGTGTTTCTTTTGAAGTGCTTCCATCTCTAACTTCTGGGACTTAGGTTGTGTTGCCATCGCTGCTAGTCCTCCTCCATTGGGAAATTTAAGTGGTGCTGGTTTTAATTTTGTTCCGCCGTGTTGTTCCATTACTTTTTCTTCTTCTTAGCCATTCCGCTTTCGCTCATCGCGATTGCGACTGCTTGGGATTTTTTCTTAACAACTGGTCCCTTACCAGGGCCAGGCTTTCCTGAATGCAATTTTCCAGCCTTGTATTCTTTCATGACAACTTCTACTTTGCCTTTAGAAACTTTCTTTGCTGCAGCCATTAGTCATCTTCCCAATCGTCGTCTTCATCCTCGAAGTCTTCGAGGTCTTCCAACTCCTCTAATTCTACAGCCTCATCCTCAAAGAGTGATGGGTCAATTTCTACTTCAAAATCTTCCATAAGAGTCTCCTACTCTGTAAGTAATTGGAACTGTGAATCATTGACAAGTTCTTCTGGGTTTATTTGGTTGAGGTCGATTGTAATAACAGAATAGCGGTCTTTATATCTTCCACGAGGTAAAACTCTGGTGGGTACAAAAACTTCTCCCTGAAATACAACACGGTCTTTGATGTGTATATTTGGGTTATCTATCATTGCTGGGAGAAGACGGTTAACATCATCAACAGCAATTACAAGTCTTAGTGAATCGGTAGTGTAATACCCACGCTCATTCATGACGTTAGTTCCACGCAATTGTTGCGCCAAAATTACTGGCATCTTAAATGGCTCTACCCAGCGACGACCCTTACCCTCTTCTTCATTAGAGGTGTTATAGATAGGGTCAAAAACTAAAGTAGGATTTTGCTCAGTGTAATTGGCATCCCATAACCACCAGTCAACGGTAGTACCAACTGGGTCACGAAGTTCATCGACTATACCTTCATCCATAGATGCAGATTCATAATCAATTTTAAAGCGCCCTTGGACTTTATTTCCACGCATAGTAGGTATTGTCCCCTATCGTTTCTAAGAAAAAAGTATTAAGCCGTAAATTCTACCCAAGAGGTTGTTGCTTCATCCCATGTGTATTGCTTATCGTCTTTTGGCATAGCAACAGGTGCTTCCCAAATATAAGACGCAGAGTTAAGAATCCAAGAAGCAAATGGCTTAGGAGCAGCAAAACCAATGCCGTCAAAGGTATAACCAATTCCAGCGTAGTTCTTGTGAATAGGGAACTTACCACTTGAGTGAACTCCACCGTAAGTGTTGTATGAGGTTTGAACCCATTCTCCACCTAGATTTTGTTCGCACCAGTCTGGACCGTCAGCAACAATTACTTGTGTGA